TTCTATATTATTAAACTTATTAGATTTAAGTAGTTTATCTACTCCTTTCTGATACAATCTAATTTCTGTAGGAGTAATACCATACTTCTTAGTATCAACCCTTGTATACATAACCAGATTATTAAGATCTTTAGCAGGTTTTTCTAATTCTATGAATTTATCTAATATTGCTAATTGCTTAGCGTAGAATTTAGCATCTCTAGATTCTTTATCTACTTCAAGTAATTTAGTTAAATTATCTTCAAATGGATTATAATCCTTAGGTATTATATCTTTATTAGTTAATCCTTCAGATTTTAATTTAGCATTATACTCTTTAGCCCATCTACTCTTTAACTCATTAGCAACTTTCTTTAACTTTCTACTTAGTCTCCATTCTTTATCTACGCTAATATCACTATCGGCAGTTAATGAATCTCTAGTTAATTCTCTTAATATAGGTTGAGCTAAAAATCTATAAGTATTTAATCCTTCTCCAGATCTTAATAAAAAGTTACCTACATTTAATGTTCTAGGAGTAAAGTTAACAGCATTTAAATACTCTTCCTTAACCTTATCTACAGATAAACTAATATTGGCTGATAGTAAGTCAGAGATAGGTATTTGATAACCATCAGATTCTGGCTTACTATATATTTCATGTAAGCTAGTACCTCCAGTAATCTCATCTCTTATACCTACCCCATAATATGATTTACTAGATATACCTGCTACTTGACACATAATATGACTAGAGTTATTTAATGCAGAAGGACCTGTAGTATCAGCACTAAACTTATTCTTTACATCAGACTGTCTTATAGCACTAAATAACGATAAGTCTCTCTCTAACTTAGATTTACCTTCAGTCTTCTTTAGTATCTCTGCAATTTTCTTTATATTACCAGTTAATGCATCGAGTGGAGTATGGGATTGCATAAAGTTATTATCACTATTAAGAACCCCAGTATAGTGATCTAATAGATGATTTTGAATAGCTTCTTCAGTATTTTGGTCAAAGTCATTTAATACTCTTTCCTTATGCATTAACTTAAATTGTTCCCTACTAGGTAATATATTATTCTTAACAAGAGTTTGTTCTATAATATCTTTATACTTATTTACTACAGCATCTGCTTCTCTAGAAGTTTTATGATAATGATTATAATCATCAATTTGATTATCTGCAATAATTAACTGTGCAGTGTAATCATCCCTTAACTTTTGATCTTTAGCCTTAATAGCATCATCTATCTTATTACTTAAAGCTTTACTTAATAATCTTAATGTGTTAATTCTTATACCATCTTCCCCTTTAATATCAGCTTTAGCAGCAATAGCATCATTTAATTCTTGTCTAGCTTCTTTTAAAGCAATATATGAATCAGGTGAAAATAAGAATTTATTATTATAAAATTCTTCTTTAACTCTATTATTATATCTTTGATCTACTGTAGAATTATCATCTGTTAAGAATTCAATCTTCTTAGCGTTATCTTTAACATCTAATCCATAGTTGTACCTTACAAAGAATAATTTGTCAATATCAAAGTCAGCACCAGTCAATGCTGTAAATTCATTAGGTAATACTATACTATCTCCAGAATACTCTGGTAAGAAATCTTTAACTATAATAGGAATTGTAGAGTTCTGAAACTGTGTAGGAATACGATAACCTAATCCTTTAAGCACTCCTTTATTAGATTCTAACCATTTAGATTTTTCTTCAAATGATTTAGACTCATAATCAGGAATTATATCTCTAAACACTTGTACAGATATCTTAGCTTCAATGCCGTCTATTTTATCTCCATTCTTATCAAAGAAAAATCTTAAATCATTACTACTACCAACTTCTTTACTTAATCCATACCCAGTCATTTGTATTAACTGATTTCCTGGTAAGTCTACATCAATGGTATTCTTATTAATATTAGCTACAAACTTCTGATATATCTGTTTAATATCTCCCATAGTATCTATAGACATTCCTAATCTTAATGATTGTAAAGTAGTCTCAGATGCTCCAGATTTTTGTGCTTCATCATATAATGTTTGATAATATCTTTTATCATCCATATTACCATTCTTATCTGCCCCAAGTTTATCAAGTGATTTAGCTACTCCTCGGTTAGATAATTCAGATAAAGCTTTATTTATATTCTCTTTAACTTGTTCTCCACTAATAGATTTACCATTAATTATATATTCTGATGTATTGGGTATATCTCCTAATCCAGTCTTCTTAGCTTGTGATCCTAATAATGTATGTTGATTATCATGTGGATCAGTTACTGTCTGTAGTCTTAACTTATCAAAATTCTGTGTTTCTAGAGGCAAGGTTGAAAGATCTCTAGTAGCTTGATCATTTGTATCAGGATTAGATAATAATTCAGTGGCGGTCTTCTTTCCTACCTTTACAGCACTATCATACTTAGCCATATGTATCTTAGGTAGACCAACGTACTTACCTACACCTTCCATTCTATCTAATAGATCTTCTAATGGAGTACCTTTAACTACACGCCTAAATAATGTAGCTTCTGACATTTTATCAAATAATGGCATTGCTATAGTAGATCCCTTTTCATCATTTAACTCTTGTGGAATCTTATCCATATAGACATGTTTCAAAGGAGTCATTACAAAGTTAGCTAACTTAGCTAACTCTGATTTACTAAGTTCTTTATCAGATTCTAGTAATTTAAATGCTTCTTCATGTTCTTCAGTCCATGGTTTATTAGTTAGTCCTCTAATAGCCATTTCCCTATGCATACTAGGCGATATGAATACCTGAGCATCTGTAGGGTCAACTTTATTATATTTCTTAAGTGAATTCTCAACTCTCTTTCTTAACTTCTCATCTGTAAGTTCTGGAAATAATCCTATAGGATACTTTTCCCTAACTAATTTAAATTGATGATCTTCCATGTACTTATAGATAGGACTTTCTACATCTTGCGTTTTGAGAGTTAAAGTATTGTATGTATGACTTTCAAACTCTCCCGGAACTTCTTCCCTACCTAATGTACCACTTGATGTAGCTACTTCTAATCGTTTAGTATAGTCACTATGAGTATTACCTTCGTTACTATCTAATTTATAGAATGCCCCATCTCCCATAAATATCATCTGATGTTCAATACCATTCATTAATGTATTGATCTGATAATCAGCAAGTATAGATCTAATAGCAATATTTATGTCACCATTATAGTTAGATGCTATAGATTTAACTAAATCACTATCTAGTAATAGATTCTTAGTTATCTTCCCTTCCTTAACTTTTACTACTCCTAATCTCTTGGCTAAAGTAACTACCTCATTAACATGTTTTTCTAGTAATTCTCTAAGATATGTATCAATTTCTTTTCTTCCTACTTCTATAGTAGGATCTAATTTCTTACTATTAAGAGATTCAAACATATTATACCTATAGGCATTACCCATCTGCCATACTTTATTCTTACCATCTGTTTTATAATGGTAGTTATCTATAAGGTTATCCCAGTTATTTACTTTAACTATCTTACCTTTAGCATCTACTTCACTATATTTCTTTAATGTTTCATTAGCAGCTTTTATTCTTTCTGTCTCAGCAAGTACATACTCATGAAATTGATCTATTACTTCTTGAGGCATTCTATACTTGCCATCTTGTAGTATATACTGTACTGGTAATCTTTTTAACCCAGGTTGATCATAACTATCCCTGCTTAACATATAATAGGTTTTTCTACTAGCTAATGTAGGAGGAAGTACCTTATCTTGTCTAACTAAATTAATTTTATGTAGAAAGTCTTCTACAGGAGATAGTTCTAAGTATCCTTTACCTTTATCACCAGCAACATCTGCAAATGCACCATTGACAGTTTGTACCTTAACATTACGTCTAATATTATCATTAGCATTCATCTGATTAAGATAATATGAATGTTTAGCAAATATATCTTTTAAATGATTCTCTAATTCTTTCTTATCAGTTGTTATATCTTTAATAACATCTGTATAGTAACTAGGTTCTGAATATACATAATGAGTATTATTATCTACTCCAGGCACACTAGTAGATTGATCTAATGAGTTTACTTCTGCATACGCATCAGACAGATCCTTAACTATCTTCTCTGAATTTAATAAATTTCTAGGAGATAAAGTTACATTAGTCTCTATATTTTGTCCTTTAGCATATTTAACTAAAGTACTAGTACTGCTAAATAATCCATTAGATATATCACCTAATAATAATCTAAATGCTTGACTATCTGTCCCAGCCTTATTAGATTCTACATATTTAGTAAGTAATCTGTCTATAGTAGGTCTATCAATAGTAACCCCTATTTTAGATAAAACATCAGATAGTCTATCTTTATACTTATTTATATCAGCTCCAGTCTTATTTCTAAGAGCATCTATATAGTTTGATTGTATCTTATTAAACTCATCAGTAATCTTTTTTAATTTAGGAAGAGATAATTTATCTTTATTAGTAGTATCAAATAAATCAGATGTAGAAAAGTTCTCATTCCATTGCTGTCTAGTTTGATTAGAAGCTTGATGTAAGTCGGCATCATAAGTATATAATCTATATGTGCCATCTTCTCTTTCAGAATGATTTAAATTAATAAATGAATGTCTATGTTTTATAAACGTTCTTTGAAATAAAGTACGTAAGTTTTCTGAGCCTCCTTTAAGATATTCTGATAATTTCTGATAAGGGTAGTATTCAGATTTAGAATCTATAGTTTTAATCATATCTTCTACAGTAGATTTACCATGAAGATCTCCCATTAATCTATTCCATAACTCATCCATAGGAACAAATAATGATATTCCTAATTGAGAATCTTTAGCTTCTGATTCTGGTATATTATGTAATAAAAACTTTATTTCCCCTGTAATATTATCTTTTATATTTACTTCAAATGCTTGTTTATCATAATTAGTTAATTCTTTAAGAGAAGCATTTTCATTATCTGCATCAATATCAATTCTTTTTAATCCTAATGAATTATATATATGTTCTTCTACTTTATTTCTATATACAGTATCAAAATTATCATTTACTTCTTTCCATAAAGAAGCATATCTAGTAGCATCTGTAAAGAATTTATGTGCTATATTAGACATTTCTTTAGGATCTTTAGTATTATAAACAGATTCTAGATTAGCTAATACTTCTTTAGATAAGTTACCTTTTTCTAATGCTTTTATTACTTTACCATGCAAAGCAGCTTGCTCATTCTGTTTATCTACGAAGTCTTTTATATTATTCTTAATGATGTTAAAGTCTAATCCTTTAATAGAATCTTTAGGATTGACTGAGCTATACTTAGATTGCCATACTTTAATCTTTGGAAGAGCTTCTAGTTTAGTAGTAATCTCTTTAGGGCCCATTATCTTACTACTAACATCCTTCATTAGCAATGATCCTATACCTCTTACTACATGTTGAAATTGCTTAAAATTAGTTATGTTAGGTAATTTAGTCCCCATGTATTCAAATCCAGTAGTGGGTACTTCAGGAGTAGTTCCAAATCTTTTATTAGCTATCATAGCAAATAATAACACTGGGCCATTACCTAATTTATTAGGTTTTTTTGTATCTGTTATAGTATAACTTTTACTCCTATCACTTAAAGCTAATGGATTATCTAATCTAAAAGGACTATCTTCATTAGTAGACCCATCTAAATTAATATCCATAGGATTCATTAACTTACTAAAATCCATATCGGTTATATCTACATCTGCTGTAGGTTGTTGTATAACTTGTGCAGAAGTAGTTGTAGATTCTGTAGTAACTATAGGTTCCTCTATCTTAGGTGCTTTCTTTTCTTTAGACTTAGTCTTCTTTACTTCTTCTGATACTCCTTCTGTGGATTTAGAAGTATCCATATAAGCTTTATATGTAGATCCTAACCAAGTCTTAATTTTAATTAGATCTTCTGCAGTTCCAGGTACAATATCTGGACCTACTCCTTGTGATCCATAGAATTGATATTTAAGACTATTATTTAATATTTCATATTTCTTCTTGCCATCTTCCATTACCACTCTCATTCCAGGAGCAGTACTTTCAGTCTTCTTTCCTAATTCATTATATCTAGCCTTAACTTGATATATAATAGTACCTATAGGAAGAACTAATAATTGTTCATCTGTTAAATGAACCTTAGGATCATTCTCTTTCTTTATCTGAATATTATTACCTATTTCTATTATACTTTTACTAGTAGGTTTTGTAGGTTTAGTTGCAGGAGCTTCAGCTTGTCTAACAACTTCCTTAGCAGTATCCTTTTTAGTTTTATCTACTTTAGGAGTATCTGCTATTTCTATTCCAGAAGTCTTTAAGTCAAGTACAGTTAATGGTGCATGGAATAATGAACCAGTATTTTCAAATTCTGCCAAGTCAGTCATAATATGATCATGCTTAATCTTAGAACCAAAGTAAGTATCTTTACCATCACTTACCCAGTTACCAATACTAAACTTCTTTTTCATTATCTGATTAAGACTAATACCTAACTCTGGAATCTCTTTTGAAATAGCGTAATTCTTATTCTTAGTAGCCCAATCTATAAAATTGCTTTTCTCATGATCTGTATTCAATTTACCATTATATAAATCATGTAAATTAACTTCATTTGTTCCATAATGTAAATAAAATTGATCATCTACAAATAATTGTTTATTACGAAGATGATTCATATTCCTACCAGCATTATCTGGATGATTAACATTAGTACCAGGTCCAAATACCGTTAATAGTTTAACTACTTGTGCTACAGTTAATTCACCTGTAACTTCACTGCCAGAATACACAGTACTCTTACCTCCTAAATCTTTATGAAACATAGTATGTAAACTATTCCATAATATCTCAGAATGCTCTTTAGATAACTTTTGTGGATTTAATTTAATAGTAGCTTCTTTACCATTAGCTGTTTTATTAGTCTTAGCAAACACACTGCCAGGACTACCAACCCCAGTCCAGAATTCACTACTTACTCCTGTAAACATATTATTCTGAGCATCTGCAATAGCACCTTTAATTTGATTAGGTTCTAATCCAAATACTTTAGATATATTACTATTAGTATTAACTGTATTAGGTATACCAGTTGTCTTATCTGCTACAGTTACAGTTACATCTTTCCCTATTAATATTGCTTTAAGTATATTACGTCTATCCTGTCTTAACTCTTCTTTCTTAGAATTAATATAATTATTAAGTTCTTTCTGATAAGATGTCTTATTAACACTAGCTAATTCTTCTAATTGATCTATAGGTATTATTAAATGTTCTTCATTAGCATAATTAGTGTCATGATAATATAATCCATTATCATATACTACTCCATTAGAACCACTATATGTAGCTTTAATAGGAAGTTGATCTACTAATGAATTAAATGAATCTATTCCAGAAGTAGTCTTAATTCTACTTAAGAACGCATCTGCTTGTTCAGGAGTCATAGGTTCTCCTGCATCAACTTTATCTAATGCTTGTTTAAAATCCTTATTAGCTTTATATAGAGATTCTCTGATATCATCCATTAAAGATGAATCTATAGTTAACTTAACTTTATCTCCTTTAAGATCATTATTAGGATTAGATATATATGTATCAAACTCTTTATTGCGCATTATTGTTTGACCAGTAGTAAGGTCTCTATGAGAATGGCTTAACACAGTATTAGCACTAACTATCTTTCTCTTTCCTTTTTTTTCTTTACCTGTAGGTCTATCTAATTCAGTGGGGGATTCTTTAGTGTCAATTGGCTCAGGTTCTGTTACATACTCTTTTTGAGGATCATTAAGAATAGCATCTTGTATAGGTAAATCATAATCATCTCCAATCTTATTACCTTTAACATCTATAGGTGTTATTCTATAAGTACCATTATCTAGATCTATATTATTAACTTTACCTAAATTACCAATCTTAGAATCTTTAATAGTATCATCTATAGATGGTATATATTTAGATTTTTGTTGTTTTTCTAATTCTTTATCAGCTTTTTGTTGAGCAACTATATTTTCTACAAATTCTCTTAGTCCATTACCTCCTATGACATCTCTATAATCATTTACAAAATCTGCTCTTTTAGATAACAATAATGGTACATCTTTAATAGAATTAGATAAATTAAGATGATCTGCTACTGTCATAGATCCATCTTCTAATTTCTTATCTACTACATCTTTATATACTTTTCTTAATCTTTCAGTATTAAGTTCCCAACCATTCTTATCTGTTTTAAGATCAATAAGAGATGATGGAGTAATACCTATCTTTTTAAATGCTTCAGTATCTATATCTTTAATACGCCTACTTAAATCCTTAATAGTTAAAGCTTTATATATCAATTTATCTTTAGCTTCTTCAGGCATATTAGCATACTGAGTACTATAAGCATTATGTAATTCTTTAATAGTTTTAGCATCATCTAACATTAAATCTGAATTCTTATTCAATCTTTCAACTATCTGTTCAGATGTCATATCTTTAAATATATCCGAATAGGGCAATTGATTATCATGTACAAAAGATTCTGGAGTAGGACGTTCCCCATAGAATGCTCTTATTTCATCTTCAGTTCTTTGAGTATAAGATTTAGGTTTAGTTTTAAATAGCTCTCTTACTTCATTAGCATTAGAGTTCTTAATAGATTTAATATGTGTTTCAAAATCTTCATATCTCCCAGCTTTAATAAAGGTTAAAGCATCATTTATAAACTGATCATTTTGAGCATTAAGAGTATTAAATTTATCATCTTTTTCTGCAAATTTAAGTTTTTCATCTTCTAGTGACATTGATCTTATTAGAGATGAATGATTATTTTTAAATTCTGGGGATTTAATTATAGTATTAAGATGATCAACAGCTTGTCTACTATACTCCCCTTGTTTCTTAAGTTCACTTATTTCATCGAATATCTTACCATGCATTGCAAACTTAGTCTTACCAGTAACAGGATCTTTATCAAATCCTGGTATACCTATAAAACTTAATAATGAACCTTGAATTCCTTGATTCCATCCTTCTGATGTACCAAATGCATCTGATAATCCTTTATATATTGATTTAACTATACTATCAACTTGTCCTGACTGTCTTCCATCAGCTTGTTTCTCATAATAATCATTAGTAGCCTTACTAGCAGCATATAATCCTTGCATCATCATAGGACCTTCTACTAAAGTATTTTTAGCTAATTTAAATACTGTACTTGCTATAGGTTTCTCGTAGGCATACCCTTCTTCTATAGAACCTGTAATTCCTTTAGCTATTTTATTTACAGGATTATATCCTCTACTAAATAATCTACCAAATACAGATCCGCTTGCTAATGCCATAATAGTAGAATTAACTGCATAACTAGTATTAGCTAATCCTATTTTAGCTTTATCTAACTGAGCTATTTTACTTGAATATTCTGCATCTGTAATTTGATTATTATCATATTGTTCATCTAATTTAGATTTATGTTCATTATAGAATGCATTAGATTCATCTATTGCCCCAAATCTAGATATACCTTGTGTAGCTAATACAGAGTTTAAAGCTTGAGATGTTCTACTAATAGCACTTAATCTATTAGCATTCTTTATAATTTCATCTGTTATCTTTAATCCATCCTTAGCAGCAGTTGCTATTGCCAATGCTTGATTACCTTCTAATGCTGCAGCAGCTATAGCAGATGGAAGTTTAGCAGCTAATCTCTTAGCTCCCATTAATTCCATTGAGCCACCACCAGTAATCATACCATCTAATACAATACCTCCTATAACACCTATATTCTTAGCCATCTTATCGAACCAGAAGTTAGTACTTCCTTCTGTAAATGGTACTACTCCTTTAAATGCTCCGCCTTCTTTCTCAGCTTTAGTATAGTATAAAGGCATTTGTTCATCTACAAGAGCAGTTATCTTATTAATATGATTAGTTACAGGATTGTTAATGAATCTCTGTAATGCTCCTTTATCTCTATCTCCTATTGCCATATTAGTCAGTCCAGCAGCAGTACCAAGTATACCATCAAATGCTACAGCTGCTGCATTAATAACAGCAGCAGATAATCCCCTAACTACTTTTTCACCTATACCTTGTGCTTGAGCTCTTTGCTCTTCTAATGCTGGTAATCCTTGTTCTAATCTAGGTGCAGGGACATACTTTTTATAAGGAGTTATATCTTCTTTATACTCTGTACTACTGGATAAATCACTCGATTGATCAGATATATCTTGAGGTTTAAATATAAATGGTTTGGAAATTTTGGTCGTATCTCCTTTAACTGCATTAACATTTAATCCCGTAGTTGTATCTACGGGATCAGTACCTAAAACCTGAGTTTCAGTATCATTTACATTCTTTGGGTTAAAGACGTATGTATTATTAGGCATGTAATTATTGTTTAATTTTTCAATAGATTAATCATATAAATTCTAGCAGCTTCATTAATTTTATCCTGATGAGCCCCAGGCATAGAAGATTTAGCTTGTTCTAATGCTCTACTATTCAATTCTCTATATTGTAAATCATGTAAATAGTCTAATACTTGAGAATCAGTATTAAATATCTTTTGAGTACCATCTACAGTACCATCAGGTATATTTAATATAATTTTTTCACCTGGAGTTCTCTTACCAGTTATATCTGCTACACCTTGGTCTCCCATTGGTATAGAATATCTTAAATCTCTTACACCTCTTTGCGATTCTATCTGAGTAGATAATGAACCAGGATTATTTGGAGTAGTTGCTCTAAAATCATGTTTAAAATCACTAAATCTTATAGCAGTCTTAATATCTCCACTATTAGCTAGATCTCTTACCACAGCATCTATTTGTGTTTCTTGAGTTAATGGTACTTTATACTGATGCCTCTTAGTATTGTCTTTATTATGAGCTGTCATTATTATATAAGGTTTACCATTAGCTGTAGCATTTAATCCTATTCCAGAGAATGAATGCTTACTAGCAGTTCTAAAGAATTTATCTGCCTCATTATCTGATAGTTTATCATTATCAGGTATCTTAACTGGAGATACTGAAGTAGGATTATCTTTTATACTTTGTACAATTAAATTAGTGCTAGACGGATGAGTTTTACCTTCTGGATCATAAACTTCTGCTAAATTACCTTCACCAGTAACTTTAAATGATGGGGGTAATACGAATGATTCTGATTTAGATTTAATAGTCTGATTAACAATTTTATCATTAGCATCATTAGCTACTTTATCATTTATATCACTAAGTTTATTAGCCCATTTATCTATAATATCGTCTAATTTATCTTTAGCATATCTACCAGAATTATAACTAGGTGTTATAGTAGTACTACCAATTAAAGTTTTAGTTTCTTTACCAGCAACTTTAGCTTCTTCTCTATCACGTTTATTTCTAGCTTTGAATTCCTCCATTGAGAAGCCATTATCTTTTAATTCTTTATTAAGTCCTTCTTTAACAGAATTAATTTCTGTAGAGTATTTATCCTTAGCTTCTTTAATAGCAGAATCAGTAACTTCTTTATAATGTTTAGCTTGTTCAACTTGCCTGTCCATTTCAGGTGACACACCAGGTTTAATCTTACCAGATTTATAATCATCTACAAGTTTACCCATGTTAGCAACTATCTGTTTAGGGTCCTCTACTATAGATTCTGTAGGTAATGTTCCTGCTACAGGTCCTCCCATAACATCATCATAACTAGCTTTATGTTTACCTGATTTATCTAAATTAAGTCTAGTAGCTTTTTCATTTTCTCTAACATATGGCGAACCAACTTGATCCATTACATTACTTAATATCTGAGCATCTTTAGAATGATCATTCATATCCATTCCACGAGAGTGCTTATACATTTGAATTGCTTCTTGACCTTCTTGACTAGATAGCATGGCAGGTAAACTCTTACCAACTAGATTATTAATAGTCTGTCTATTAACTCCGCTTTTAACAAATCTATTACCTTGCTCATCTGTGTATGTACTTAAAGTACTATCATGTAAAGGTTTAAGCCATCTATCTTCTAATCTTTTATATGGATCTTCCCATTCTTGAGGCAATCTATCAAATTCTCCATGTACGCTACTATCCCATCCTTGAATAGGATTTTCTGAAATAGGGCTAAGTTTACCTTTTTGATTTAACTTAGCAGCCTCTTTCTTATATTCAGCATATCCTGCAGCAGTATTTTGTATAGATTTAACTCTATTTCTATCTATGTTAGTGTTTAATTCAGACATTGCTTGTCTGACTATTAAAGGATCAGATAGATCTTTAGTCTTGTATTTTTCAAATACTTCTTCAGTTTTAGGTATAACTACTCCTTTAATATATTTTTCATCCACAGTTCCAGGAGCATATTTTAGGTTATACATATTATCATGTACTTGAGATAATGTATCTAACCCTTGTTCATACTGTTTCTGCTTCATCATGCCTGCTTGAAACATTTCATTAAATGGAATAGGAGTATATGTATTAACTACATTACTTTGTGCGGGCATATCATATTGTGAAATCTCAGCCATAATTAACTACCGTATTGTGATGGATTTAATAATTTACTCCAATCGTATCCATAATTCTTAAACATACCTTGCAGTATTTTAATTCTCTGTTCATCTAATCCCTTTTGACCCTTCATTTGTTGAGCTACTTGGGATGCTTGTTGTAATTGAGATAACGCTGTAGGTAAGAATCTTTGTTGTGCAGATCTAGCTCTTTCATTAATATCTTCTATACCAAGTTCTGTTTGAGCTCTTCTCTCACCAAGTTTATCTAGCATTTGAGCTTCTTCACCTCTATATTGATTTTCAGCATTATTAACTCTTGAGTATACGTCGGCATCTCCCCTTTGTTTTGCAATTTGTCCAGATTGTAATCCAGCCATATATTGTCCTTGTGAAGGAGCTGCTTGTCTAAGATTTCTATAATACTCTGCAGTACCAACCTTATTAGCTTCTAGCTCTGCAGATGGATCGTAATGTCTCTTAGCCATTATATCTCTAACTTGAGTTTCATATGGATCTTGATATCCTTGAGGATCAATCTGTTTAGCCTTACCAAATATTCCTTGAGCTAAGTTATATGCTATTGGGGCATAAGTACCTAAAGTAGTTAATGCGTTACTGCCTGTACTTCCTGATAACATTTGATTATTAGGAGTATATGATTGTTGTGAACTAGCTAACTTACCAGTATTAGCCATATTAACTACATCTGGTTGAAACATACCACTGTCTTCTGCTTGGGATACAGATCCTTCATCTGGTATAGGAATATTATCACCTTCAAAATTATAACCTCCAACTGGATATAATTTATTTCTATACATTCCACCTTTAGCCCATTCTTGTACATCCCTAGGATTATCTATAAATCCAGGGTTGCCACTTACGCTGTCTGTATGAGATACTTTATCCGATTTGGAGAATTGTGCCTGTGGCATAGAGATCGTTGAACCTTGCTCTCCTAAATGGCCTTTTTCAGCCTCCTGTTGAGACATCAACATATTGAACTTATTCTGTACCTTATCTAACATTAATTGAGCGCTTCTCTTAGCAATTGATGTAGGACTTGATGCTAATACTTTCTTATATTTAGTATAATCACGCATTAATTTATCACCTTCTTCTTTATACTGTTTACCAGATTTAGATTCATTCTTACCAAGTATTGCTGTAGGATTTGGAAGATTATACTGTTCTCCTCCTTCTGCATGAGTATTGCCATTAACCTTTTGCATATTACCATCTGGTGTTCTAAATACTTCACCATCTTCTAATTCAGCATTACCTTGCATTTGATTATCTACATGATATTTCTGATTATTAGATTTTAACTTATTAACTCCTTTAGTCTCTGTAGTATTACGATCTCTCTTAGGAGTCATTGAACCATTTTCAAATACATATCCTCCTCTAGCATATTGTCCTGTACCTGTAGCTAATCCACTGTAATCGTACCCTCTCTTAGGTAGTTGAGGAATATACGGATTAAATGCTTTAGTAGTATCTGATATTGCATCAGGATTAACCTTATTCCAATTGGATGAAGGATTCATACGTAAGCTAGCTTTATTTACATCATATGCTGTACCTGGTTCTTTTGCAAATCTATTATTATAATTAATTAGAAATCTTTGAGTATAAGGTGTAGGAGTATCCCCATCTTTTAATGCTGTAAAATAACTCCCTACTTTTTCAGGATTTTGTTCAATATCATCATACACTTCTGGAGAATCGATTCCATGTTTAAATACATCCATTCTTCTCTGTGTCATTATAGTATCAGAATCGTACCCTTTAACTTCAGGTTTAGTTTCTCCACCTTCAGGATATTGATATTGTTCATAGTAAGGTATACCATCTTGTTTAGAGAATCCACCTCCTTTAAACGTAGGAGTATAAGTTTGTTGTACAGGTCTATTTAATGCAAATCTTTGTTGTTCTAAATTAGGCTGTTGTTGCATATTTTGTTCTTGATTGTCTTGTTGCATCTTACCTACTAATTGTCCGCCAAGACTAGCTCCCATTGAAGTACCTATTCCAGGTGCTATTAATGATCCTATTCCAGCTCCTGCTATAGAACCTACTAATCCAGCATTATCTTTAAGCCATCCACCTAAAGCATACTGTTCTATAAGTTGATGTTTGTAATTAACTTTTTTAAGTTTTCTCATATTTAGCTTTTCTTTTTACTCCATTTCTTAGCATTAGCTGCAAATGTAGCTCTTTTACGAGTTAATGGATTAGAACTATGTTTTAACTGTTCTGTAGTTTTACCAGTCTTCTTTTTAAGAGCATTAAACTTACCCTTATTTTCTTTCTTAATATGTATACCTGATTTATTCATACTATTTAATTTTATTAATTACCTATATGATATCCTATACGATGTAATTATGTATGGTAGACTAAATACATATCCTGTATTATTTTGATATATCATATCTACTATAGCATATTTACTTCTAATTCTTTCTCTAAATGATCTACTAGTATCAAAATTAGTTGGATCTAATACATTTACATCTTGTTGTATACTATATTTTACTATATTTCTTTGTATTGGAACTAGTATACTATTCTCCCTATTTCTAGCAGTACGATTTACTGTTGCTAGAGTAAGATTAAAAAAATCTGTATTTTGATAATCATTATAGACTCTAATTTTAGAATTATTATTTATATCTTGATATACATCTACATTATTAATTATAGATTTACTATCAAATATTAATGTATCAAATATCTTGTTAATATCAAAACTTTCATTCACTACTAAAGATATCTTAGAATCATATAAAACATTATAGAATGTACCTCTATCTCCATTATTATGTATATATATTCCCCCACCATTATTAACATGTAAATCTATTGTAGAATTTACTACTCCAACATAAGGAATACTATAATAATTTTTATTATATGTAGATATATAATATCCTGCAGGAAAGGTATAGAATGATGTAAATGCATCTGTTAATTCATTATAAGCAAATGTAGTTTCATCAGTATTGGCTCCTATTAATGTAAATATTACTTCATTGTACTTATAATCATACACTCCTAAACATGTAGTCGTATCACTTACAAACACATTTAAATATGACATTAATCCTTTAATTTTTGATTCAGGAGTTAATTGTCCAGAATATTTATATATACTTTTATTTAAATTATCAAACCAATATAATCCATTAATGCCTATTATTATGCCAGAGTAACTTTTATTACCTACATATGTTGAGATATAATCAAATCTATCTAATACTGCTCCTGTACCTAATACTAGTTGTCCAGGATTATTATCACTAATTAATGATCTAGGATTAACTGATATATTACCAAATGCTTTATCTTGCCAAAATAATAGTTGATCATTATATTGTAATAATGTATTAACTGGACCATATGATGTATCTACATCTAAGAAATTATTAGATAAAAATCTAGTCCAGCTATCTGATAGTTCACCATTAATCTTTTTATCTGACACTACTATTCTAGTATCAAATGTTTTATTATTATTATTAACATTATCATTTAATGGAAAATATTTAATAGTAGTATTCTCTTGAGAATATACTGAATTATATAAATATAAATCTGTCAATTGTGTAAATGTAGCATTAGCATTACCCTTATTATATACCCCAGCTTTTTCTTGTAAGAATAGTCTAGTATGATTAGCGTCATCCTTTAATCTACTAAATGATAAATCAGTTCTATATCTTAAATTAATAGATGACTCTACAGGAAAGTATAATATAGATTGTTCTCTTTGTGATAATAGTAAAGTAGTATCTA